CAAGAATCCCTTCTAGTGCGTCATTACCACGTTCTATTAAAGTATACAGATTATCTCTTGCATACTTATAATCTTTATCTAAATCACCCGTAGATGGATGAGATTGTTGTGTTACTCTCGGAGCAAGTCCGCGCTGTTTTCTTGTAGATATAATTCTTTCTTCAGAATCAATCTCAGATAAATCTAATAATTCAGCATCTAATTTTTCTTCAATTGATTCCGTCATAATGATTCCCGAGTTTCATCTATTGTCCATTCGTCATCAATTTCTGCTGTCCATGGATTAACAGTGAATGTGACTTTTTCATTAATTGGTGAGTCTGGTGACAACCCATCAAAAGAGTAGTTTGTGATAATTTTCTTAATAACTTTCTGGTCAGTAATTGGTGGATATATAAATCCTTGTACTGTAAAATTGAGTTGCCAGTTTACAATTCTGAACTCACCAAAATCTCCTTCGAAAGAATCTACCATCTCTACTGATTCTAATTGAATCGGTACATCTCTTTTAATATTTAGTTCTGGAACATCCTCAACAACGATATTGAACTCGGGTTGAAAGTATGGTAGAATCTGCTCTATGATTTGCAGACCATCATCCATGTAATCAACATAGATATCAAGTGTAAAAGAATAATTATAGGGTACGGGCGCATACATCATTTGTGCAGATAGACCATCATCTGCTTGAGTGCGCCAAGTGTTCATTTGATTTTGACCACGACCCAAATCCATTGTCATGCCGTTCATGATGAAACCAGCGCGAGGAACTTGTCTGTTAGTCGGATCTTTAGTCAACTGTGCCATGTACTTCTTCTGACTTTCATAAATCAGAGGTACTTTAATATCTTTGATTGTGCCGTCTTGTTGTTCTCTTTGAACGTGTAGATTATTAAATACACTGCCAAAAGCAACAATCAGTTTACGAGCAGACCCGTGATAGAATGCGTTACCAAACATTATTTAATACTCCCGAACGGATTCATTTCCGTCATATCAAGCACGTTATCACTTTCGACATCCCAATCTGGAACACCAAGTTCTTTATCAACTTCTGCTTGTATTTCTGCTTCTACTGCTTCAATCTCTGCATCAGTAACAGCAATATTTTCGTGACCAAATTCCCAAGGTTTGAGTGTAAGTGTCCACGTGTGTTGAGGACCTTCTGGATTCGGATAGAAAGATGAATCATTACTCACAAGAGAAACTTCGAACAATGCACCTGCGTCAGTGAAATATAATAAATCACCACCGATTGGTTCATCGTCATCAACGTCCACTGTCTGCTCTGCGAATGCATCTTTGCAAATAGTAACTTTCATTTCATCAGTCACTTGTACACCAAACTTAGAATAGAAGTCGCCAATGTCTCCGAAGTCTTGATAAGAATCAATCAATGCATTCATTATCCAAACTGTATCAAAGAAACTACTTGGGTCTTCACCAAATATAGGATCTAAATTCGTGCTGTATTGTCTAGGCAAATACTTAATAGGAAATCCAACCGTATCAACGATTTCCTCCACCATGTCTTTTATCATGGGTGATTTGCTCATATCTCCGAACATGTTACTCATAATTTATCCCACAAGGAAATTAGTTGGCAGTTCATAAGTTAAAGAGAACTCTTCTTCTAACTTTTGAATCTCTTCAGATGCTTCAGTCCAGACTTGAGTGCCGTTTACAGTGATGCCGCCTGGTAGTGGCATGCCGTCGTATTGCTTCATATTTGCACCCCATTGCTGTTTAATGAGTGCAGTTGAATATTTCTTAATCCATTCGTCATTGTATACGTCAAGTGCAACATCATTAACTTCGTCTGGCACTACTGCTTGCCATGCACGAATCAAAATTTTGTTACCCTCTTTAATTGCGCCCGAGTGCGCGTATAAGCGATTATTTGCTTTATTGAAACTAAACGTTCTGTCAAGCGAAAAGTAACTTCCAATCATCTCTAAGTGTTGCATAGTGACTTCGAAATACTGCATACTAACGCTGGTCATATTGAACATTTCGTCAAACATCAATCTATATCTAACATCACTCATTGCTTCACCTGAATAACTATTAGGTTCATGTATGCGTGTGACTGCAACAATATCATCTGGAATCGTCAAGAAACCATTAGTTTCATCCGATGCTGTGAATGTGAGAGGAATGAATTTTTCCTCTACACCATCAAAATGTCTTTCGACAAACATTTGAAGTGCGTCATCAATGCGGTCGTATGCTTGAGTGTCATCGACTTGAATTTGTACTTTCGGATACCCAAGTTTTCTATATGAGTAATCCTTTAATTGTTCTGCTGATTGTAATTTTGCCATTTTATTTAATCCTCGCTCTTATCTTTATTTATGCGAACAATTAGGGGACATTCGGGATTTTCACATACAATTTCTATTTTAAAATCTTCTTGCCATGACCACTGTGTTCTTATCATAGTATATACATTTGTTGCTATTGCCGTCTGGAAGAACATCTTGATAAAAATCAATATGTGTGGGTCTACATTAGAAATCATAATTCCCGAAATTGGTATTAATGTGAGAATTAGAGAGGAGAGAAATGCCGTAATTACACTAAATCTCGCCCATGCTGTAAAGTGCCTCTTGTGTCGGATTGTGAATACGAATGAAAAAACACATGCTGATGTAACCAAGGATCCATACAACATACAAAATTGTAATAAAATACCACCATGGGAAAATAAATCAATCATGGTACAGGTACTCCACTCGAAACTGCCTTAGCATAGTAAATGAGTAGACCTACTGCCGCTGACACGACTATCCATGTCAGTCTTTCGCCTGTGGATATTTTAACACTATTCTGTGCTAAATTTACGTTTTGCATTTGACCCTGCTCTACAACTCTGTCTAATCTTTCTTGCAACCTTTCGCTTGTATGATATGCTGTTTTCATCTGCTCTTCTAACCGAGTTATTCGCTCTGCGTGAAAAAAAACATGCTCATTACCTTTTTCTATTGAGTCTTTAATATTGCTTCCATATTCATGCAGTTTAACATCTAGAGCAGAGAGTATTCGTTTCTCTACATCGTAGGGACCGTCATCTCTAATTGCCACTTCCTTTCCTAATATACTGATTATGTACTATTTATAAGTTTTATAAGTTTTATAAGTCTTATAGATATATGTATGATTATGAAAAATAAAAGCATTGCTGTCTTTGGTGACGTAATGCTAGATGAATATTGGGAAGGAACTTCAACTAGACTATCTCCAGAGTTTCCCGTTCCCGTAATAGACGATGTAAAAAAAGACTTCCGCTTGGGTGGTGCCGCGAATGTAGCATTGACTTGTAGAGTTTTTTCTAATGATGTTACATTATATGGTGTTGTGGGTGACGACCAATCAGGAGAAACTATCAGACGCAATCTACTTGCAAATGATATTAAAGATAATATGCTGACTTCCTATCTCTCTAATACCATAACAAAACTTAGAGTCACGACAAACAATCAGCAAGTATGTAGAATAGATTCTGGTAATATAGACCAGAGTATTTACATCTCCGTGGCACCAACGCATGATGTTGTCATTATTTCTGATTATGACAAGGGATCTTTGTCTGAAGACTTTATACAGTATATCATAGAAGATTCAATGTGTAAAGTTATTATTGATCCTAAAGGTGAAAACTGGGATAAATATAATGGCGCATATTGTCTAACTCCTAACTTAAAAGAGTTTGAACAAGCATACGGAAAGTATAGTGATTGTATAGCAAAACAAGCAATAATAAATCATAATTTACAGGGTCTTCTAATAACTAAAGGAAGTGCTGGTTTAACGTGGGTAGGAGCGTCTGGAGACGTTTTAAATCTACCATCCATTGCACGAGAAGTCTTTGACGTAACTGGCGCAGGAGATGCTGTCATAGCGACTCTAGGAGCGTATCTCCATATGGGAATTACTACTGCATTATATAAAGCAAATAACGCGGCAGGAGCAGTAGTTGCTAAGAGAGGAACTTCGTTACCTATGCTTTCAGATGTTGAAGAACGAGTTATATTTACTAATGGTTGCTTTGATATTATTCACTCTGGACATGTTGCTTTGCTTGAGCAAGCACGAGCATTGGGCACAAAACTGATTGTTGGTTTAAATTCGGATGCTTCAGTTGAACGTATTAAACGAACCCCTATAAATAATCAAGAAGAAAGAAAGAGAGTTTTAGAGTCTATCCAAGCGGTAGATGAAGTCATCATTTTTGATGAAGATACTCCAGAACTTATTATAAGAAATTTAAACCCAAGCGTTCTAGTTAAGGGCGGTGATTATACTATTGATAATGTTGTCGGCCATGACCTAGTTGATGAAGTAGTTATAATTCCAACTGTAATTGGCAAGAGTACAACTAATGTGATTGAGAGGATAAAAAATAATGAATAAAATAATAAAAAAAGGGTGGGGACATGAAGAAATTCTTGATTCAAACGAGTTATACTGTTTTAAAAAGATGTGGTTTGAAAAGGAAGGAAATGAGTTCTCGTTTCATTTTCATAAAGAAAAGACTGAAACTTGGTTTGTGAGTAATGGTTCTTTCAAGTGCTTAATTAAAGACATGAAAGATAATACAGATACCGAGTATACTTTGAACCCTGGTGCAGTGATACGCTTGACTCCAATGACACCCCATAAACTGATTGCCCTTGAGGACAAATCAGAAATTATGGAAGTATCAACACGAGATTCAGCAGAAGATAACTACAGAATCGGTGACGGAGATAGTCAAAGAGGAGTTTAACCTCCGGGTATTGATTTGTCCGTGCCGTCGCCTTTCACCCCAGCAAAGTCTCCAGCAGTGGTACTATGCATTAGTTCGCTAAGTTTGTCGGTTAACCAATAATGTTCCTCTTGCTCTTCAAATGCGGGTTCACCTGCTTGAAATCTTCTAGTGTCTTCATTCCCCTTTTTATCTTTAACTAATGATATAACTCTTTCCTGAAACAAATCCATTCCCATTTTGACTCTACCTTTATGTAGAGAAATATCGGCAAGAGTGAATTTTTGATAATGTCCCTTAATCTCTTCAGGCATAGG